GATGCTGACGTTGGCCGTATTGAGTATAACCATTCTAACAATAGTATGTATTTTAGAACAAACGCATCTGATGCCATGACCATCGACTCGTCAGGCAACGTTGGCATTGGGACGAGTTCGCCTTCTGAAAAACTACATGTAGAAGGTAATGCAAGATTAGCAGACGCAGGTTCTATTCAGTTTGGTTCAAATAAATATCAAACACTAACAGGGCAAGCTGGCTCTAATGATTTATTATATAGAACATATGCTAATCACATTTTTAAAACAACCACAGGAGCATCTAATAATACTGACGGCACAGAACGTATGCGCATCGACTCATCAGGTAACTTGTTGGTGGGTAAAAGTGTAACTACACAATCAACAGTAGGGACAGTTTTATACGATACTGGTCAAATATATGCTACTGCCAGTGGTACTCATCCTCTGGTATTAACTCGTAAAACTAATGATGGCGCACTAACTCTTTTCTACAAAGACAGCACAGAAGTAGGTCGTATTGGGGTTTCTAGCAGTTCATATCTAACGATTGGAACAGGTGATACAGGTATTCTTTTTGACCATTCTGGAGATAGATTTTATCCCTGCAACCCAACCACACAAGCCAACCGTGATAATGCTATTGATATAGGCGCATCTAACGTCCGCTTCAAAGACGGCTACTTCTCAGGAAACCTATACGGCGATGGCTCTAACCTAACAGGTGTTGGCGGTAGTACAGCTTATGGTGCTGTTGGTACTTATATAGTAGGTAGGTCTACGTCAACTAGTACGATGGCGGCAGGGTCTACTATGGCTGGTAGTAGTATCAGAAGTATGGGTCATTCATGGCGTAACTTTGGAACTAACCTTACTGAAGGTACTGGTGATAATACAGCAGCGGGTAATTTGTCTGGAACGTGGAGAATAATGGCTGACACTAGTACAGGCTTAAATAGTGGACATTATCCGGGTGGTATCTGGGTCAGAATATCTTGATTAACAATTATAACAATAGGAGGCGTTTATGCCAACAGTAACAATAACAGAAGTGCGTAACGCACAATCACTAAACGCAGAGAACACGGCATTTGAAGTAGAAATTAATCATCCAGAACATGGTTGGATACCTTATGGGTTAATGCCTGATGATACAGATATGACTGTAGACAACAGCGTATTGCTTGGGCTTATAGGCTCAGACTATGCGGCTTATGTAGCACCTACTCAAGAGGAGCTAGATGCAGAACTAGCGGCAAGCCTAAGAGGTCAACGTGACCAGAAGTTAGCAGAAGAGGTAGACCCTATAGTAACTAACCCTCTACGTTGGGCTGAACTTACAGATGCTAAACAAGCAGAGTGGACGCAGTATCGAACTGACTTGCTAAACCTACCAGCACAATCAGGTTTTCCTAACTCAGTAACATGGCCTACTAAACCAACATAAGGATAACAAAATGCCAAACACACACACATGGTCTATCGCTAACCTAGAGCGAAACACATCTGATGATTCAGTAACAATAGCTCACTGGCGTTGCGAAAGCACAGATGGAACAAACACTGCATCAGCATACGGAACAACATCCCATACAGGCGTACCATCAGACGATGACTACATTCCTTACGCTGATCTAACAGAGGCAAATGTATTATCTTGGGTACACGAACAAGTAGTCAAGGCTGATACAGAAGCGGCTAACGATGCTAAGATAGCTGAACTTGCAAACCCAACATCCTCATCTGGGATGCCTTGGTAATTTTAACTTAAACTAAAGGAGATCAAAATGGCTGAAGATAAAAAGGTTATTACGATTGATGACAAAGATTACACTGAAGACCAACTCACTGACACGCAGAAAACTATTATTAACCATATCAATTCTCTGCAGCAAAAGATTGGATCGGCAGAATTTAATTTAGATCAACTCAAGGTAGGCAAAGAAGCTTTTGTCAAAATGCTTGGAGATTCTTTAAAGGAAAAAGAAACAGATGAATAAAAGAACTATATCTTCTGCGCATGACAGGCTTGACGAGTTAGAAAAGCAAGTGGTTGCAATTAAAACAGAAGTTAAGATACAATTTAAAGATCTATTTGGTCGAGTTAAACGTATGGAAAGCATTATGATTGCAGCAACAGGCGCGATATTAACCCTACTCGTTGCGGTACTAATGAAAATGTAACATGTTACGAACAATATTAATTGGTTTGTTTATCTTAATCGGCAGCAGTCTTGCTGCTGATGACACAATCTACACTGACACTAACAGTACAATAACCTCTGATGGTTCGATGGATACTACTATCAATAGTCCACCACCTTCTGCTATTTCTCCACAGATCAGTGCAAGTAACTCTGACTTATGTACTGTCGGTGTTGCTGGTGCAGTGCAAACACAGATACTTGGTATCTCTGCTGGTCGTACTGTTAGAGATATGAACTGCGAAAAATTAAAGAACGCCAAAACCATGTACGATATGGGTATGAAAGTTGCAGCCGTATCAGTCATGTGCCAAGACGAAAGAGTGTTTGAAGCCATGCTTAATGCAGGGACACCATGCCCCAAGGATGGGTTGGTAGGCGATAAAGCTAGGCTAGCATGGGAAATGGAAGCAGTTAAAGAAGAGATCGAGCGTGATCAGAACAATGTAATCAAGAGAGTCTTTGATAAAAATGGTGAAACAAAAATTGGTTTGGGTGTTATCTTTAGCACTCTTGCCTTCTTACTTGCACTCTGATCCCTATAGTTATGGGGCTACAGGTAACGCAGCATCTAGCTCACTAAGCTGGAGCATGACAGGTGTGCTGCCTGATGCATCTGGCATAGATATAAATGGTTTGATCTATAGATACACCACAGTAAAGAACACTGAAGATGATATGTTAGTACACGTTGGCAATAAGAACGCAGATAGCAGCGGTTATATATTTAGAGAGACAGATGATTGGTCTGGTGTGCCAAGTAATACAATCGTTAAGTCTTTTAATCTTAGCAACATACCAGCAACAAGCTGGGGTACAGGATCTATTGAGGTAGAGGGAGAAGGCAGCGTTAAAGATGCTGTTGTTATTTACAACTACAGAATAGATAGATGCTTTGACCCACAGTCTGACCCTACTTGTGCTGGATATGTAAAGCCTATGCCTGTATTACCAGAGGTAGTGGTTTATGATGCACTAGAGGATGATGCTGTTGTTGAAACATTAGAAGCTGACGAGTTTCAATATGATGAAGATGGTAATCTAATTCTTAGTGAAGAAGAGGAAGAAGAAGAAACTAGAATTGAGATGGGGTTAACTGCATCTGCCAATGCGCTGACTCTATTCAAGACACAAGGACAAGATGATATTATCATGGCTATTAATCAACAGACTAATCTAGCTATGTACTACAATGCATCTATCAATGGTGGTGTTTATGCTGATGCTGCTGGTCTTGCTGATTCAGAAATACTTGATAACAAGAAAGCCTTGCGTAATAACTTAGCACAACAAATACTGCACGAACAAATGGTTGATATGCAGTACAACAAATGAGGTTAATATGAAATATTCTTTGGCAATACTTTCACTCTGTGCATTACCAGCATACGCTGATGTAAATATAACAGGTAATGTGGAAGCTAAATGTGTAATACAAACAACTAAGAATGGTGTGTATGGCAATCCAACAGCTAGTAAATTAAGCACTACCCCTGCTGATGGTGGTGTCTTACCTGTTATTAGGTTTGATGTAGCTCTTGCTAATTACTACACAGCAAACATAACACATCCAACATCATTCAGTTCTTCACCAGCACTATCTGATACAGTCACATGGACAGGCAGCACTAGTGTAACGCAAACAAGTGACGCTGGTATGTCAGGCTATGATGCAGCCAAGATTGTATACGATAATACTACTGTGTTTGATCTAACAGTTGCTGGGTCTACATGGTTTTCTACATCTAGTACCGCTAACTATGCTGCATCTAAACCATTTGTGGGTGGGGTATATACAGCAGTTGTTCAGGCTAGTTGTGTTGCAAAATAAGCTGATAATATTTTTTTTGCTATGGGCATTTTCATCCCATGCACATGAGATGACACCAGCTTATCCTATTGTTAAACCATCTCACGTTACTGGTGTGGTCAAAGTTAACTTGTCTTTGTTTAATTCAAGAGAAGAGATTAAGTATTATCAGATAGATGTATTTGATTTGAACTGGAAGAACATCCCTTTCTCTGCAACGTACAGAATAATTAAGGTAGATTACCAATCTCGTAAGAACTTTAGTGTATACATACGAGAATTAGATATGGATGAAGCTGTATATATATGCACCACCTCAAAGATTAAGAAGCAACTCGAATCAAAAACCTTAGTTTCTTCTAGGATTTGTTCTCGACTTGATGGTATGCCAGCATGAGATTAGCTGCGTTCTTATGCATACTGTCTAGCTCTGCGTTTGCTGAGAGTAGTTCTCTTGCATTAACATTGCCTAGTCCACCTATGAATTATCAATCGGATAGTTTCTCTGCAAATAATATGCGCTGCAGCAATGCGGTAGGTGGTGGCGTTAACCTTGAGTATGGTATTACAGGTGTGCTGTCTGGTTTAAATACAATGAATAGAGGAAAGGATATAGGTGTCTATGCTCGTATAGTAATACCGCTAGACAAACCTAAGTCTCGTATTAATTGTGATGACCTATACCAAGTGGAGTTAGCGCAGCGTAGGTTAGAGATACAAAAGCTGCGCGATGAACTGGAGGCGCTAAAGAATTTATCTAATGATAGTATGGACTTTGAGAACTGATGGTAGATCTTACAGAATTTGATAACCTTGCTGACAAACAGATCAAAGCTGGTGGCGTTAAGATGTCCTTTGCATCTGTGCTTGCCATCATTACCTTTGTATCTACTGTAGTTGCTGGCCTGTATGGTGGGTTCGTTATGTACCAGAAGATAGAAGAGGTAGCTGGCTTAGACTTAGGAGAATACCAGCAGCAAATGGATTTGATGGATGCGCAGGTACAGCAGACAGTTGAGTATACACGCGACATTAAAAATAATTTACGTGATGATCTTCTTAGAGTTGAGCAGCAATCAGATCGTGTTGAGTCGTTGGTGCGAAAGACAGAAGAGAAGGTACGCACGATGATAGATGCAGCAGATCTTAGATTCGAATCGCAACGTGAACGCTTGCGATCAAATCAAGATGCTGAGATGAAAGACCTTGAAGATAAGTTAATGGATAAATTGCAGAGGGCATTGGATAATCCTTTGTCTGATTAGGAGATAAGTATGGATGAGTTTAAAAAATTTGATGTCAATGGTGATGGCGCAATAGATAAAGCAGAGTGGGATGCACTTGAGTACGAGGATCGTAAGCGCCGCCTAGAGGACGAAGACGCTCAACGTGATGCACAACGTAAGATGACATGGTTCGCCCTGTCAGGGATGCTCCTATACCCCTTGGCGGTGGTGCTAGCAGATCTCTTGACTTTGATTGAGGCTGCTAAGATACTCGGCAGCATGGCAAGTGTGTATTTTGTCAGTGTTGCTGGCATAGTGGCTGCGTTCTTTGGAGCGTCAGCGTTTACGAAAGGAAAGTAATATGCTTGGACTTAGTTTAGTAGGTAAGGTAGCTGACCTAGCTGGTAGTTACATTGATGGTAAGACTGCTGTGAAGAAAGCAGAAGCTGAAACTAATATGAAGATTGCAACTGGTGAGATTTCTTGGGAGCAAGCAGCCATCAAGGCCAGCGACAATAGCTGGAAGGATGAAGCATGGACTGTGTGTTTCATTGCAATCGTTGGGTGTTCTTTTGTACCACCGCTGCAGCCCTATATGAGGGAGGGCTTTGCTAATCTCGAAGCCGCACCGCAGTGGTTTCAATGGTCGTTGTATGCCAGTATAGCTGCAAGCTTTGGTATCCGTACCATGAAGGGATTTAAAAAATGACTGAGGCTATGAAGATATTGCAAGATCGTATCGGTGCAACAGCTGATGGTAACTTTGGTCCGAACACAGCAAGAGCAATCGTTGATTACTTTGGATTGAATCGTAAGCGTGGCGCACACCTGCTTGGTCAAGCAGCACATGAGTCAGGTATGTTTCGTTTAACCAGAGAGAATCTTAATTATTCTGCTGAGTCTATGATGCGTGTGTGGCCTAAGAGATTTCCAACTATGGAATCGGCTGCACCTTATGCGCGTAACCCAGAGGCACTAGCGAACAAGGTGTATTCTAATCGCATGGGCAATGGGGATAATGAAGGGGCGCTTTGGGTCGGGCGCGGCTTCATCCAGTTAACAGGCAAGGCAAACTATAGAGCTTTTGCTAGTGACATGGGGTTGCCTGATGTGATGACTGACCCTGATCTTGTTGCTACTGAGTATGCATTTGAATCTGCCATGTGGTTCTTTGAATCCAATGGCTTGTTTGAGATGGCTGATGATGGTGTAAATGATTCAGTTATTACTAGCATAACCAAGCGTGTAAATGGTGGCACGCATGGGCTTGATGATCGTATGGAGCAGACAAAGAAAATACATTCTTGGATTGCACACGTTGGAGTTTAAGTATATATCTTTCTGGCGGAGCTTAATGCTCCGCACGAAGAAGATCCGCTATCCTTGGTTGACTAGAAAATTTAGAAGTAAATCCTGGTAATGGTGGTCTATTATTTTTTGCAGCTTGTGTAAGCTCGAACTCATGTAACACAAAGCCATAAGTAATTTCTTTACGTTCAGCTGCATTGCTTGCAGTCTTTAGTATCTTTTTGTACTGGTCATACCTGTTGCGCTGAACAGTTGACTTATAGATTAGTTCTTTCTCTTCATACTCTTTGTCTGTTTGATTTCTAAACGCACGCTCAACGCCTGTTGTGTAGCCTGTTGTAAACTTTACATCGTAGCGTTCAACAGCCACCCTGATTGCATGGCGTGGTATGCCATAGATTCTGTTGGCTTGTGATTTAGTCATGCCATTATTTGCATAGAATCTGATGCGTTCAATTAGTTCTGGTGTGATTGGTACAGTCATAAGTCCTCCGTGTGTGAGCGAGCCGAAGCTCGCCCCTGTTAATTAAAATGGTATGGTGTCATCATCGACATCAAGGTGAGCAGTGCTAACCTGTTGTGCCTGTTGTTGACCGCCATGTTTCTGACTGATCTGCATAGAAAGATAATTGTTATCATCCTTCTGTTTCTTCCAGCCAGCGATTTGCATTTGTGTTCTTGCAGCGTAGTCTTCCATTGGCCCAGAATAATCTGGGGCATTCTCATTACCACGCTTGTCGTTCTCAAACAACACACCTACCTTCTGATAAACCTCAATGATCTTCATGCCACTCTTGGTTGTATCTGCTACGAGTACGACCTTACGATCATTACCCTCTAGGTTTATCTTGCCTTGCAATATCATNTTCATGCTATCGAAAGGTTTNAATGCTGCGCCTGTATTTGTGTTATCATATGCCATGCTTCTGGCTCCTTTATAAATTGTATTTTTCTAATGTCTTGTGCGCAGCAGAAATTTTGCGCACAAGTTCGTCTATAGTTTTTTGTTGTGTCTTCTCCCTTTCTCTATCTGGTGGATAGGTTACACCCATAGCTAGTAGTAAACACCTTGCATCCATTAAGGATATTTTAATACCAACTCTAGGCATTACCAACTACTACCTGCTGACTTAGTACCAGTGTCAGCTGCATATTTATTGCCATCCATCTCACCAAGGAACACGTCAGCGTTACATCCTAGATGTGATAAGGCTTTGGTTAGGCCATCAGTGACAGCCATCTTAGGTGCATCCTCGGCTAGTCTGCCTTTGGTTGCATCGAAGAACTTACGACACCCAGTGAAGGGGCCGAACATATTCATTTGCTCGCCATGCCAAACAGATATGTGTGCTAGTATACTGGCATCGCCATTACTTAGCTGCACTATTTCTGTGTGTGACTGCCATCCCCAACCCACACCTACTGGGCCGAACTGCTCAGTCATCATGCGTACTTGGTATTGCGGATCGATAGCTGTAAAGCTACGCGACCCGAAGCTAACCTTCTTCAGATACTTGGGGTCTGACTTGGATAGCTTGTTCCATATATTTAGATTGTCCATTACTTACTCCTCTTGCTAATGCGTAATGCGCCACGTTTATCACGGCGTATGGTTAATAAATCTGAGTATACCTCACGTTCATTGTCGGCAACTATAGCCTTGAGATCTTTCTTAGCTGACTCGAATGACTTAGCTGCAGGTTCGAACTCTATGTATTCTTGTGCTAGGTATGTGAAATGATTGTCTGAACTAGCGTCACGTTTAATCATATCATCTACAGGTACTAGATTCTTAGGTGACGCGATTGGTTGGTCGTGTCCGATAGGTTCATCGTCACTCTCAACGTGCGCCCAGAAATCAGTACATGCATCAAGCACTACACTTATGTATGGGTCATGCTTCTTAACGTATGCACATTCCCATCTGTTGTTGCCAAAGAATACTGACATGTATGCACCATCCATATTGGATAGCCATAGATACAGCTGCACCTGTGCCATGTAATAGTCACACACTTTGTCTAATGTATTGTGTGCGAAGGTATGCTTGGCCTCAACAAGATCATTGGTATCTTCTAGCACACCATCAAGTGTACCCACATACGGCACGCCATTGTGTGTGCGTGTATACTTGTCTTGCTTCTCTAATATTTTTTTGCTGTACTCTCTTTCAAACCAACCGAGGTTCATGTCCTCTGATAGTATGCCCATCTGTACTGCTAACTTGTGTGACAAATCTTCTGGCTCGATACGACCTGTCTTAATCTGCCACAGTTCATACCAGTTGCCGTTCATTATTTTGACAGCGTCACTGCCGCCAATAAATCCTTTACGTTCCATTATTATTCTCCTCTTATATGTACTTGTTTACTGCATTGTTGCAGTAGGATCAAGATATTTATTGAAGTCAGACTCGACAAGATCTGTGTCAAGCAGCAGTCGTTGTCGATAGATAGAGTCAGGGTTAAGTATCCACTCTGGTATTGCGCCGCCAGTTTTGATTCGCTTGACCATGAGTATAGCTGAGTCGAGCTTGCTCTGTGATGTCACCTTCAAGCTCTCTGTATTGCGCGAGTATTCGTCTACAGCTGTCTTCGTTGACATAACAAATGTCTTGATTGTCGGCCACGTACGAGAAGCTTGATACTGTCGGACGTGACCATCGATCTTTTTTAGCACGACTTCTAAGTCTACCTTCTCAAATGTTGATGGTATATTATTGTTGATGTCCTCGACAATAAGCTGAAGCTCTTGACCGAGTGTGTCACGATCCATGCTAGATGGTGGCGTGTAGCGTTTTAAGATACCCTGTAGCCAGACACCTATCATTGATGTGCGTTGGTTGTAGTCCATGCGTTACTCCTTATCTATGGCTAATTTTTTATGCGACATATCATTGATGATTTCATCTAAGAAATCTGTGTTGGTTCTGTTGCTAGGTGCAACATCCTCGATGTCGTCTTCCCATCTCTCACCATTGAGCCATGTGGTAGGGTGAGGAATGAACTGTTTGTCTGTGCCTTGAGTAGCATCAGCAAATTTTCTAACGGCAGTAAGAATTGCAGTTGGGTCTGCAATCTTACATGCCTTTTCAAATGCCTTACGAGCGTGACCCTTTGCTACCTTGCGTGGGTAAGCTGACCAGAACGCATCGAAGGGGGGTGTCTGTGTGACACTCCAAGTAGTATTACTATTACTATTAATATCTATTACATTAGATATAACTTGGGGTGTCTGTGTGACACTGGTCTTCTTCATATCATCCTCCATTAAATGTTTGAATCTATACACACTAGCTATGCCAGTGCGTCCAGACTTTCTCGTTATATAATTATTATCTATGCACCAGTTGATAGCACGTATGACTGTACTTCTACTGAGGCCAGTAGTCTTGACTAAAGTTGGTATGCTTGGGAAGCACTCACCATTTAAATCTGTGTAACGTGCAAGCACAATCAAAATATATTTACCATTAGGATTGTTTACTTGCCAATCAATTACATCTCGTAGTAATATGTCTGCATACATTAGGTCTTTCCATTTCTTAATGTCCTCTTACTGTTAAACCTCTAGTATCATGAGCCGTACTAGAGGTTTACCTTTGTGTACTCGGCAACTCGTTTGCCGTTACCTACTGTAACCATTTCTTTCATAAAAGGATAGCCGCTTTCTTTTAGCTCATGCATACGTGACGCTAATCTAAAGCAGCCATATAGCTGCAACGCTTCGAATGCTGTTATAGAATTGCCTTCATCAAGGTGTGCTTTAATCATCTTCGTTTGGTTTTCCATTTGTCTTTCCTAGTAAGTGTTCAAATAATTCCGCTGGCATTATTACCAACGACTGTGGTTTGCCTGTCTTTCTTTTATAGAAGGCTATGTCCCTGCCATCCAGTACAGTAAATGGACTAGGGAAATTAGATTTATCTCTGTACTTTACCTCGGCTACCAGCTTTCGTCCGCCCAGTGTGACGTGGATGTCACCACTCCACTCTCCTCCGAGCGCACCTGAGAGGGGGACTCGGTAGTTTTCGATGCCGATTTTGTCGAGCCATTCGCAGAATCTTTTTTCGTGGTAGATTCCTTTAGACTTATTTTTGTTTGCCATGTCTGCTCCTCATAACATGTCATACATATGGTATGATATGTAGCTGGACTTGTTGTTGCCATGATCTGAACAAAAAATTCAGTACGATTATTACATGCATCACACGGATACGTGAGATTATTTAATATCTTTCGTGCTGATTTCGATCTGACAGCCAAGTGCTTCTACCCAACAAGCGAACATGAAACCTGAGGGAACTCGCTTGTACTGCTCCCACTTATGAATCAATGATGGCGTACAACCTATACTAAATGCAAGCCCTTCTTGTGACATACCTAATTGATTGCGTCTATCAATCAGGCTTGTAATCATTTCATCATAAGATGTTGTTACATATGTATCACGTTTATAGTTTGGAAACTTTTGCATGCAGCTTACGCTTATCCCTGCTCGTAGGATATGCACCTTCCATTAGTTCCATCACTCTCATAATTTTCTTTGCGGTTTCATATCTCAATTCAGTGCTGCCATTTAACGTGCGATAGTACGTTGAGGTTGGTAGCCCTGCCTTGATGAATACTTTATGCAAAGGAATATTAAATTCCTTATGCTTTTCCTGTATGGTATGCCAATAACTTTGTATCATACTGCTCTTATGCAGTAATCAATCGAGCCAGTCAAGTTCATCCATCTCTACATAACCATCTCCGTTACAGTTATCACACGCTCTCAATGGTATGTCGTCATTGAGACTGGCGTATACTAACACACCAGTCCCATCACATTCAGGACAATCATTGAACTTAGCTGATACTTCAGTATGGAATTGTGTCATCTAAATCTCCTGTGTTTTGATTATCCTCCCATGCTTTGGTTGCTCGTTCAAGAAATTTCTTGCGCACAAATTTAGGATTTGATTTTTCTAATGCATCTGCAATGTCAATCAGATGTGAAGGCCAAGCAACCATTGGCCCCATTAGATCTGCTATAAATTCATAGTGCTGCCGTGTCATCGGCGGTGTTTTAAGTACAGTCTTCATCAGGTAATGCCTCCCATTTAAGTTGCTTATTATTTTTAAAGTACATACTTATGTACTGATCGGTGTCATTGGTATCGGTTACCTTTAACTCAATGACAGTAAAGTTCTTAAAGATCTTACGCTTTTGTCTGATCTTACTTACTTCGTGTATAGTTACATCCATTTCTTAATCCTCTATTACATCTGTTACAAAATAATCTCTATGAACTGTGTCAATAAAACCTTCACAGTCATCGCCGCAATCTTCGACACGTTCCATTACTATTTTTTCTGCTTCATCTTTACTGTTTGCTGTTACATCTACAGTAAATCCCTGCTCGTAGTGTACTCCTACTCTATATTTAGGCATTGTTATCTCCTCTAAAATGGTACTGAATCATCAGGCGTTGGCCTAATTTGATACTCTGCTTTGCAACTATATCGACCTGCATCATGCGTGTCGTTCCATTGCGTGCAAAAATCTACAGCTTCTTCTTCAGTAAAGAAGGCGTGTGTTTCACTACCTATTTCGTTTCTGAAAAAGAAATTCTTACGACCAGCGTGTGGTTCTAAACCATTAGGCCAGTCGCTGTTGTCTTTCCACCATGTGCGTTGAAAGCAATCGTATACTTCTATCATGGGTAATACTCCTCTATTGTTTCGTTCGGATACAGATCTAAGAACTGTTCCGCTACCTTATTCATAAATGCTTCACGTTGATAAGCGTGATGCAAGCTACGCTCACCATCTTGGTGCAATACTTCTTGCGCTAAGTGATGATCAATCATGCTTGCTACATCTTTAGTGCATGTATCCATAGTCAGCTTGATTGCTTTGTATGGATACGCATCTGTTTGTTCACGCATGAATCTAATTAGTTGTGTGTGTTTCATGTTAGTCCCCTCTCTTCTGCACACTCTGGACACACGTTGACTACAGCATCAGTGTCCATTGACAGGTAAGCACAGTCATCACATCCATCTGTTGGTGTGTTGGTTACAATAAAGTTTTTGATTTGCATTAAAGATATGATTGAATATGGTTGCTTTTCTTTAACTTCTTTAGCCAACTCACAATCATTATCTCTTATGTATGTGTCAGCTAATATGCTAGATGTAACGATGTGTTTGTATACTGTATTAAACAGGTACTCTAACGCCTCGTAATTTGGCGTGTTAAACATTGTTTCTTTTTTCATTTGGTTTTCCTTTTCCATTTCATTTCAATAGTTTACATGGTGCGCGTGCGCAACACAACCCACCACATGTT